ATATATCTATGGAACGGGAAGATGACGAAATCATGGTGCGAGCGTCAGCAGGTGGCAAACAGTTGGGATCAGTGTTGTTCGTGGAATATGATGGCTATCTCATGCCACAGGATCTTGAAGTAGATGAACGATTCCGTGGGCAAGGTATCGCCCAGGCCATGTATGACTATGTGAAAAGCCTGGGTTATCGCATACGCAGGAGTGGCCAGCAGACCGACGCAGGTTCTGGATTCTGGAGAAAACATCGTCCAGAACAGAATGTCTGGGAACAAAGTGTGGCGAAAGGCGATAAAATGAGCCTCATTAATCTAGATCAATCCTTGGCCGACACACCATCGGTATGGAAAAAATTCATAAGTTTGTTGCCACCACAATTGGCCCGAGAGTTTGTGGATGAGCGTCCAAGACCCGATCAAGACGATATAGACTTTCTCACTCCTTTGCGTCTGGTCAGTCCGCAGCCTGTATCAGTGCGTGTGGCCGACTTATTGCGTCATCCAGAGAATCAAGGAACCATTGGTAGATCGCCCGACGATGTGGTAACAGCAGTAAACCAACGATGGGGTCTCAAGATCCCGTCAGGTAAGAAATATGATCCCAATCCCGCACGATATCGTGCCTATGCCCAGATGGCACCCGGCACAGCCAGTCCTTCAGTCATGGCCGACGGGGTGATCCTGTTTGGAGCAGGCAGATTCGTGGCCGCGGCTCTGCGTGGTGATGAAACCATGCGTGTGTGGAGCATGACAAGAAAGCAAGGCGTGAAGGAAGTAGAGGAAAACTTTGCTGATGGTCGAGTAAAGGGCAAGAGCCGCCCGGGTCGTGTGAAACGTGCGGGTGCTAGTTGTAGTGGATCAGTCACAGATCTGCGTGCCCGTGCCAAGAAGTATGGTGGAGAACGGGGCAAAATGTATCATTGGTGCGCCAACATGAAGTCAGGTCGGAAGAAATAAGTAATATCATGCGAGCAAGAGAACTCACAGGACACAAGTGGATCACCACTATAACCATAAGCAATCCTGACTATACCGGCCGGATTGATGTGTCAGTGTATGCCCACAATCAAGCACAGGCCCGACAACTGCTCAAAGCGCAGTATCGCATCCAGGATCATCACATCGGATCCATCAGGAAGGCGCCATGAGAGTCGCAGAATTCATCGCAGAAGATCTGTCAGCGGCTGGCTTCCGTATCCATGTTAGTCCACACCTGGATAATCGTGCAGAAAATCGCGGCATATCCATGGCCACCATCTTGGGCATACTCAACAGATTGGATCGGGTGCGCAGACACATCCGTGGATTTGAGCCCAACTCACAGTTCAATGTCTATGACAGCCAACACAACATACATCTTGGCATGATGCGATCAGGATTCGATCCAGATAAACTGTTGTTGAACACAGTGTATCACAACGAAAACTACCACGGGCGCAATCCCGTCATAAAGGTTCGATAATGAGAGCACAGGAGTTCCAGGAAGTGGCACTGCTGACCCGGGTCAAAGGCAAGGGCGAGGAGCCCAGCAATCTGCCCAAGTTTGGACGGCCCATACTGCCCAAAGAAGAGATCAAATACCTTGGGAAAAAAGTCGGCAACATGGGCCGCTATGAGATCTGGCGAGACTATGTGGGTAGCCAGGTCAGTTACATCCTGGTAGATCCCCAAAGCCGCAGAGCCATAATCCATGCCTTTGGCAGCAGATATCAGAGAAATCCCAACTCATTCATAGTGGCAGGCCTGTATGCCGCACCCGGCAATCCTGTGCGTGCCAGCCAGTTCTATCATGCCTTGATCACGGAATTAGGACTGGATCTCATTTCTGATATCAAGCAGAGTCCCGGAGGCTACAAAGTGTGGCGTGAATTACAGCAAAGATTTCGTGACGTGAATGTATATGGCTATGATACCAAGCGCAACGAACTGCTGAACGTCACTGCACGTGATGAAGAAATGACACATGTGCCCGCTGAAATCGTGCGCAAGGGCGGGCCCGATGTCAAAGACGTGGCCCGCAACATCAGGCTAGTGGCCACAGCAAAGTGATCGCCAGCAGGCGCACACGCCGGTAAATATCGCATGAAATCAACATTCGTAAAATTAAACGTAGATCTACACTGCGATTGGAAAAAGACTCCGCCGCCCTATAGACTCTATGTCAACGATGAACTGTTCACTGAACGCACCTACATCTGGGGTGGCACACAGTATCTCCAAGAAATCATCAGCCTCAGCGCACCGCCTGGACGCTACAGCCTACGTATCGACAATCTGGGCGATCCTGACTGCAAATTCAAACTGCGCAATCTCTCAGTAGAAACAGGATCAGCCACGGTGCTGGATTCTAAAACCGTGGAGATCACCCAATGAGAGCCCGAGAATTCGTCACAGAAACCACGGTCAGCGGTGCCATAGCCACGGTTGCACAGCCCATGATGGCCGTGCTCGCAAGAGAACCTGCACAAGCACCCGCTGATAAATATAAAACTACTTCTAGGAAGCCGGCACCAGATGTTAACCGACGATTTAAAAACTCTTTTAGCAAGTAACTTTGCATATTATCTCAAGGCACAGATGTTCCATTGGAACGTGGAAGGCCCTGATTTCGGGCAACTGCACGAATTTTTCGGCGAAGTCTACGCTGATGCCTACGGCGCTGTGGACCAGATAGCCGAATACATCCGCACCCTGGATGACTACGCTCCCGGAAGCCTAGAGCGTTTTTCAGAACTCAGCGAGATCCCTGGACAGACCAAGATTCCCCGAGCCCGGCTCATGCTGGAAGAATTGCTACAAGATACCGAAACCATGAAAGCCATGGTCATGCGTGTGTTTGAATCTGCACAGGCCGAAGGTCGCGAAGACATCGCTAACTTCATGGCCGAACGCCAAAACAGTCATGGCAAGTATGCCTGGCAGACACGCTCATTCCTCAAGGATCAACGAGCATGAGCAATGACATAGCCCGCATACTGACCAAGTTTGATCAACTCAACGAAGGGTTGAACCAACAACAGACTGCCGTGAAGCAGATGCCTGCACTGTTTAAAATGAAATCACAGGGTCCTGTGTTGGGCGGAGATCCCAACCGCCCTGCGCCCAGCAAAGGTTACTATTTTGGTGGTGAGGGCGAGGAACCCACTGTGAATCGCGGTGGTTACAATAAACTACGAGATCGCACAGATTATCTTGACAAGCGTGATATCTTGTTCCGCCAGCTCACTCCTGGCATAGATCCACAAACCAGAGAAGCCATCAAAGATCGATTGGCCCAATTAGAAAAAGCTGCCGAGATGTCTGGGCTGACAGAAAACACCGAAGACAATCCCATGAGAGATGCAGTGCTTGGGCGCATCCGTCGTGGCAGATTGGATCTCATAGAAAAATATGGTCTGGACCATGTGCTGTCCGCTGTGGATGATGTCACAGACGGTGATGATGATTGGTACGAAATTGGATCCAGTGATGTCAGCGCCTATATCAAGCGTGTGGAAGATCTCTTGCGTGATCACTATGGTAGCCGTGACGAAGTAGTTGAAAGCGCCACTACCGAAGACGTGATCTCCACTGTTAAGAAAAAACTGGGCGACTATCTACAAGACATAGCCACGCAGATCAAGACAGATCCTGATCTCAAAGACAAAATGCCCCAGGACATGGATCGGATCTCTCCTGTGGTCAAGACCATCACCACAGACGATGGCAAAGAAATCAAGATACACGGCAACGAAGATGACGGATTCCGCATCACTATAAAGAACAAGGCCTTGTCATCCGAATTTGACAATCTTGACGAAGCTGTGATGGCCTGCGAGATGTATTGTGCTCGCCGACGCAACATGCAAGAACAAACGTCAAACAACGACTATCTGGAAGAACGATAATGAATCTGTTTAATCTAATTGAAAATACCACAGGCGGCTACGACAATCTCCGCGCACTGTTACAGGCCGTGAGCACCCGCTCGCCAGCCGATCTCAACATAGGTGGTGAACCCATCACCCTGGACTACATGGAAGCTAACTTCCTCAACGGTATCTATCGAGCATATTTGAAAGCCGGACGCCAAGAAGAATTCATCCAGGACCTGGGCGATGCACGGCGCTTTGACATGCACATGAAGAAACTGCGCGATCTCATCGCTAAACAGAAATCCTTCCGTGGATCAGTTCCGGGTCAACGTGGTGTCACAGGCGATGTTCCTGCTGGTGTGATGGAAGGTCTGGAAGCCTTGGAAGAGATAGCCATGCAGGATCCCAACAATCCCACAGATCAAAATGCCGGCAAATTGAACTGGACTCGCATGATCCAGGACTACATGGGCAACAAACCCTACACTGAATTTGAATTTGGCACGGATCGTCCGCTCACTCTGTATCGCACACAGATCTATGCCATACTCAAAGCATTTGGCAACATGAAACCACAGCAGAAACTCAACATCATCCTCAACACCTTTGGCAACAAAGTGGCTACCGTGGAATACCTTGACAAACTGCGTGCCAAGGGCATGATGCCCAAAAAAGTGCCTGCCTATGTGGCGCCTGGCACAGAGGCTCCTGCACCGGGACAGATGAGCCTTCCGGGCATAGACATGCCTCGCATCAAAGAAGCTCAAAAAAAAAGTCCGCAAGAATTAGCTAGAGACACGGCTGTTTCGGCCAAGGTCCAACGTGCGTTCCAACTGGCCAGGGCTCGTCAACCTGCCGCTGCCTCTGACATCGAAGCCTTTGTCAAAGATGAAATAGAACGTGGCGAAGAACTAGCACAACAGGTCGGTCAGTTACAGCAAGACAATGAACAACAGAGCCAGCAGATAGCACAACTGACCAAGGCCGTGAGCCAGCAAGCCAAGGCCGAACCTGAACCAAAGCCACCTGCACCATCAGCACCTGCCGCACGGGCACCCACGGCACCTGCCAAACCAGAAAAAGAACCCACTGCCAAAGCAGAGCCCGAGGCCCTGCCCAAGGACAAAGAAGAACCCAAGACCGAACCCAAGGCCGAACCTGCACCGCAGACACAACCGGCTCCAGCCAAGGCTCGCAAGCCCAGGGCTAAACCTCGTGCCAAACCACAAAAGGCCCCCGGGGAATTGCCGCCCGTGGATACCACCATCCAGATGCCACCACAGCAGATACCCGATCAGCGACCTTCAGCGCAGATATTGCAGTTTCCTGGCGGCAAGAAAGATGAAGTAGGCGCTGCCATGCAAGGCCTGGATCTTGGTGATTTGCCACGTGCCGCGGGACAAAACGAAAGCGTGAGAGTCACTGTGAGAGGCAATCCGTTGTTTGAAGGCAAGGATGGCACTGTGAAACAACGCATCGCCGATGACTTCTTCCTGGTAGATGTAGATGGATTTGGATCACATGCTTTCCATGTCAGCAAATTGGTGTTTGAGATGCAAACCCGACTGGATCGCTTCAATATTGACAGACCCATGTTGCCATCCGGCGTGGCCAAGGTCCAATACGCCCGTGACAACAACATGTATGATGATGCCCGCATACAAGAAGCCTTGCCTGACAAGGCCATGGCTGTGTTGAAAAATCTACAGCAACAGCAACAACAACCAGAACCTGCAATTGATCTCAATACACCTGCTGGTCCACGACGTGGTCGTCCTACCAATGCCCAACGAGCACAGCGCCACGAAGAGTTCTTGACTCTCCGACGTCGCATAGCATTGTTGGACGAGTTGATCCAGATGAAAGAACAGATTGATCGCTTGTTCCTCAAGGCACAGAATGTGCGTGGCGGTATCTATCCTGGCTTGCAAGCAGACATTGAGATGGAAGAACTGTATCCTGTGCCAGAAACAGATCGCCAATTCCAAGATCTCCGAGACAAATACACCAAAGACTTAACCGCACTGCAAAAGTTCTTGGCCATGAAGAAGGCAGTGTATCGTGAAGACGAAGATTCGATGTTGGGCGAAAGCACTGCCTTGGTGCGCTTGAAACAAGCACGTCAGGCACTGAGTCAACAAGGTGTGGCGGAAGGCACCGACGACGTCAAAAAGCGAATGTCCAAGTTGGAAGCACTGGCCTTGGCTGCAAATCGTGCCGGTGATGATGCAAAATGCAAAATGTATCAGCAAAAGATTCAATCACTCAAACAAAAATTATCTAGAGATATGTCAACAGGTGTAGCGGAAGCAGTTACAGATGTAAAGGCTGGCATGGCTGAAATATATCATCGCCTGGCTCCCAAAATAGAACGCCACCGAGACAGTTTCCTTGCCGGGCAACTGTATGATGAGTTGGAAAACTATGCTGAACTACACGGTGCCGAAGGCGAGTTCAAAAGGATGATGGCCACGGCCAGGAACAGTGCCCACATGGAATATGATACCAACCCGGGTGGTTTCCAAAACTGGTTCTGGTTCTTGCCATTTGAAAAACAGTTGGATGAAAAACAAGATGCTTGTTACCGCAAGGTAAAAAGTCGTTACAAAGTATGGCCTTCGGCTTATGCATCGGGTGCCTTGGTCCAGTGCCGCAAGAAAGGTGCTGACAACTGGGGCAACAAGAAAAAATGAGATATCGAGAGATCCTTGAAGCATGCTGGACTGGTTATAGAAAAGCCGGTATGAAGCGCAAGGGTGATCGCTGGGTTCCCAACTGTGTGCCTGTGAGCGAACAGCACATGGAAGAAAATCTCCGAGACTGGTTCAAAGAGAAGTGGGTGCGATTTGGGCCCGACGGTAAGATCCGTGGTGACTGCGCCAGAGGTTCCGACTCAGAAGGCAAGCCAAAGTGCCTGCCACAGTCAAAAGCACACAGCCTAGGCAAAAAAGGTCGTGCGTCGGCAGCAGCCAAGAAGCGTAGAGAAGATCCCAATCCAGAACGCAGAGGTGCTGCCAAGAATGTGTCCACAAAGGTTCGCGAGGATGCAGTGCAAGATCTAGTGAAAGATCTAAAAAATCCACACAGTTATGATGCCATTGATCACATGATGCAGACCATTGCTAAAAAATCTGGAATCACTGCAAAAGAACTGCATGATCGTTTCGTGAAAAAACATGACATAACTCCAGACGAATACATCAAACGCAAAGGCAACAAATGAGAAATCTAATCAACCGCATGGAAGCCATAGAACAAGGTTGTCCCCCTGCAACACAAAACATTGACCTCAACCTCAAGAACAGGAAGAAAGCCATAGATGAATATGACTATGGTCCCATGGATCCCAACGCTCCCAACGAAGAATATTGGGAAAGGATAGCCGCAGAGTGGAACATGGACGACGTCGATCAAGCCAAGTCGGCACGCTGTGGCAACTGCGCGGCCTTTGACATATCAGATGACATGCAAGATTGCATAGCCAAAGGCATCGGTGCAGAACCTGGGTCGGACCCTATGAGCACCATAGATGCAGGCACCTTGGGTTATTGCAAATTCCTCAAATTCAAATGTGCTGCCAAACGCACCTGCACCGCTTGGGTGGAAGGTGGTCCCATAACAAAATGAGAGTGACTGACATCGTGCGCGAGACCAAAGATATTGCCAGTTTCCTAAGTGGTCAATCTCCCATGGTAACGCTGCCACCTGGTAGTGCTAGAGCCAAGATTTTCACACCACAGGATCGCCAGGCCATAGAACGTTTTGTTCCTGCGGTGCGCGACATGACCGATCATGACGCACTGGAATCGGCCAAAGAGTTTTTAGAAACTTTCTTGAATCGCATCAAAACCGGCGAACAGTTGGACAGGACTGACCTTCGCATAGTCGGCGGACTCTATGACATCATCCGCAAACAAACCGATCGTTATGACACGTTTATGAGGAAATACAATCTAGATGAAAGCCAGTGAATTCGTTTCTGAGAAATGGAGCCGCAAATACAAACGCTCTATCAACTGTGCCCGGCCTCGTGGTTTCAGCCAGAAAGCGCACTGTGCTGGTCGTCGAAAGACCGACGAAGCCATAGGTGCCAATTACAACACCGCTCGTAGCATCGCTCAGGACATCCATGATTATGTTCTGAACATAGGACAGACCATTAGTCTGCAAGGGTCTCGAGGTCGTCCATATGTAGAGCAACTGCAATCAGAAATGTTGCCCATGATCGAGGAACTGCGTGCGCTTGGCTACGACTATCACCCCGAAGCCCGAGACTACATGGTGCCATTGACCATAGACAATGCTCTCGATCCCAGACTGACCGAAGAACAACTGGATGAGATACTCATGTTTAAAGGATCACCTTGCACCGTGGACTGCTCGGGTCACAGGGCAGGATACGAGTGGTGGTTCCGCAAACGCAAGACTCCCAACTCATGGAGCCCCAGTTTCAACAAGGGCGCTGCCTTGGCAGCCGCAGGTAAGTAACGGTATGGACTATCCTGTATATCCCGAAGATGACGGTTCGGATCGTTGTCGTAATCCCTACAGCCCTGTGGCAAAGAACACACCTTAGGACCGCTATGGTGCGTGGCCGGCTGCTGGCCTGACTGACGGATTCGCTACCCCTAGGTCTAAAGTGAGCATAATTATTTAGATGTATAACATTGTACCATCGTCATGGCAAGGATCTGCCGATCAATGCACGGGTGAGATGGCATGGTTAAAAGAACTTGGGTCTAATTTCTATTGTGCTCTATGGCAAGCATGGCCAAAATATGATTTACCACTTGGATACGATGGTTACGTCATCTCGTTTCACCTCGAGTCTGGTGATTTTGCTATAGAGTGCGAAAAGGTAAACCTAAGCACATCTGATCAGGTTATTAGATATTTTAAATCTTGACTAAATCTGGGATATCGTGTATTATACGACAACAAAGGAGATATTATGGATACCAAAACATTCAACGCCGAACAAAAAGCCAAACTCACCCAAATCATCAATGAAGGCATGCAGGTCATGCACGAGATCGAAACGCTGACTGGCGGACTCAATGACACTGTCAAGGCCGTGGCCGAAGAAATTTGCGCACAAGGCCGAGTTTGGTAAAACCCAGCAGGAGCAAGAACTGTTGGAAACGATTTTGACCACCGTGGGCAAAACTCTATAATTACTGTTATCGAAACAGCGCATCGCCCACGTCACGGGCATGAATCAAGGTATGAGCGAGCCATAAGTCGCCTGGAGAACAATGAGTTACGTAGACGCACTATTTGATCGTGATCACGATCGCATACATGTGGTAGAACGCCTGGATGGGCGTAGAGAATACCGAGAGTATCCTGCCACATACATTTTTTATTACGACGATCCCCGAGGCAAGTTCCGTTCGATCTACGGCAACTCTGTTTCGAGATTTTCTACACGCAACAACAAAGAGTTCCGCAAAGAACTGCGCATCCAGTCGGGCAAGCAAATCTATGAGTCCGACATCAATCCTGTGTTCCGTTGCTTCGAAGAAAACTACAAAGGACAAGATGCTCCTCGACTGCAGACAGCATTCTTTGACATCGAAGTAGACTTCGATGCTGAGCGCGGATTTTCCAAGCCCGAGGATCCATTCAATCCTATCACTGCCATATCGGTCTATCTTGACTGGTTAGATCAGTTGGTAACACTGGTGGTTCCGCCACGTCACATGAGCCAGGAGACTGCTCAAGAGATTGCCAGCGAGTTTGACAATACCTTGGTATTTGAACGTGAAGAGGACATGTTAAAAACATTCCTGGATCTAATAGATGATGCAGACGTGCTGTCAGGGTGGAACTCAGAAGGCTTTGATATTCCTTATGTGATCATGCGTACCACTCGTGTATTGAGCAAAGATGACACACGAAAGATGTGCTTGTGGGGACAACTGCCCAAGCAACGCACCTTTGAACGATTCGGCGCAGAAAATCTCACTTTCGATCTCATTGGACGTGTGCATATGGATTACATGCAACTCTACAGGAAATATACCTATGAAGAAAGACACTCCTATAGTCTGGATGCCATCCTCGAATATGAAGGACTTGAAGGAAAAACTAAATTTGAAGGAACCCTGGACCAACTCTACAACCAAAACTTCAAAACATTCATACAGTATAACCGACAGGACGTCAACGGTCTGGCCCAGATGGACAAAAAACTCCGGTTCCTGGATCTAGCCAACGAACTAGCCCACGCCAACACTGTGTTGCTACAGACCACCATGGGTGCTGTGGCAGTCACAGAGCAAGCAATCATCAACGAAGCCCACGAACGTGGTATGGTAGTTCCCAACAGGAAAGAGAGACTCACAGATGAAGACACGCAAGCCGCAGGTGCCTATGTTGCTTATCCCAAAAAAGGCATCCACGAATGGGTCGGTGCCATCGACATCAACTCACTGTATCCCTCGGCTATTAGAGCCCTCAACATGGCGCCAGAAACCATCGTCGGGCAACTGCGCCCCATAATGACTGACCGGTATATCCGAGACAAGCAGACTTCCGGTGCGAGCTTCGCGGCTGCCTGGGAAGGCCTGTTCGGCAGTCTTGAGTATACAGCCGTGATGGAACAACAGCGTGGCACAGAGATCACCATAGACTGGCAGGACGGTGAAGAGACCGTGCATAGTGCCGCAGAAGTGTGGAAGATGGTTTTTGACTCAAATCAGCCATGGATCCTCAGCGCCAATGGAACTATATTCACTTTTGAAACCGAAGGTGTGATTCCGGGACTGTTGGCACGCTGGTATAGAGAGCGCAAGGAACTCCAGAATCATCTCAAACAAGCCACTAGCAAAGCCGATCAGGAATTTTGGGACAAACGACAGTTGGTCAAGAAGATCAACTTGAACAGTCTGTATGGTGCCATCCTCAACCCCGGTTGTAGATTTTTCGACAAGCGCATCGGTCAATCAACCACGCTCACGGGTCGGGCCATCGCACATCACATGGATGCCTTTGTCAACGAGTGTGTCACAGGAAAATACGATCACACAGGTGATGCTATCATCTATGGCGATACAGATTCTGTATATTTTTCTGCCTGGCCTGCGCTGAAACAAGAAGTGGAACAAGGACGCATGACATGGTCCAAAGAGATCTGTGTGCAACTCTATGATTCGATCGCAGAACAAGTCAACCAGAGTTTTCCAGCATTCATGGAACAGGCATTCCATTGCCCTAGAGAGATGGGCGAGATCATCCGAGGCGGTCGAGAGCTGGTGGCAGATCGCAGTTTGTTCATCACCAAGAAGCGTTATGCTGTCAACATCTACGACAAAGAAGGCAAACGCAAAGATGTTGAGGGCAAAACAGGACAGATCAAGGCCATGGGGCTAGATCTCAAGCGCAGTGACACACCCAAGATCATCCAGGACTTCCTATGGTCATTGTTGGAAAGAGTGTTGGCCGGTGCCCAACGAGATGAAATCATAGAACGCATCAAAGAATTCAAATATGAATTCAAAGAACGCCCAGGTTGGGAGAAAGGTTCGCCCAAACGTGTGAACAATCTCACACAGTATGCCAAGAAAGAAGAACGTGAAGGCCGTGCTAACATGCCAGGTCATGTGCGAGCAGCCATGAACTGGAACTCCATGCGACGCATGAATTCAGACAACTACTCCATGCAAATTGTGGATGGCATGAAGACCATCGTTTGCAAACTGAAATCTAATGCCCTGGGCTGGACGTCCATTGGATATCCCACAGATGAATTGCACTTGCCTGCTTGGTTCCGAGAATTGCCATTTGATGATGCAGAAATGGAAGCCACAGTAGTGGATCAAAAGATAGACAATCTGTTGTCGGTACTGGACTGGGATCTTTCATCGGCCACCGATACCACCAACACTTTCCAATCATTTTTTGACTTAGCATGAAACTCAGCAGATTAATCACCTACAAACACATGGTCGACGGGTTGCATATCAGTCACATCCAGGACCAAATAGAAACTGAACTAAAACAGATCCACACTGATCTTTCCATACAAAATATAGATTTTGATAATCTCAAATCTGAAATCGAAAAGCAGAGCCAAATGATACGGCAAAGCATGACAGCCATTGAATCATTGCTGGCTCAATTTAAAAAAAATCTACATGGCTTCGTGGACAGCATAGAAGAGCCTTATTACGCCCGGAGCGAAAGCCTTTATCAAGAGAGTCGCAAAGATTCTGCTGAATACACGCTGGATCAATTGCAGTTCAAAAAACTGCTGTATGAACCGGCCACCAATGAATTTTTCCAAAGCCGACTGAAATTGCATTCGAACTTCAAATGGCCGGCCTTGGAGATTCGTCCTGGATTTGGAGATCTCACTCCATGTCTTGTGGCCTGCGATCCTTTGTATCTAGTTGACACCAATGATGCACTCCTGCAACCTGTCAAAAAAATGTTTACTCCAGAATACCAGCGACGCATCAGATATTACACCATCGACGAATCGGCCAAGCACATTCTCAACCAATTGCCCCGACAACAGTTTGGTATTATAGTAGCAGTGAATTTTTTTAACTTCCGTCCTCTTCCTTTGATCAAAAAATACGTGCAGGAATCGTTCTCGCTGTTGAAACCTGGAGGATCCTTGATTTTTACCTATAATAACTGTGACTATCCAATAGGTGTTGACAATTTTGAAAATTCGTATTATTGTTATACACCAGGACATCAAATCGCTGAAATCTGTAAACAAGCAGGATTCAGGATAGCGTCCAGTTTTGATCTAGAGAACAATGTGAGTTGGCTCGAACTACAAAGACCGGGAAGACTGAGTAGCATACGTGGCGGACAGGCTTTAGGCAAAATACAATCACTTTAACGGAGAACCAAATGAGAGACTTTTTATTAGACTTAGTAGAACACACACATGATCTCGGTTGCATCGACCTAATCAAGATCACAGGCACAGACAAAGAAACTGTGATAGATGCCTTGGCTGAGGACAAGAGCGTGGTCGTGAATGCACGATTCGCCACGCCAGTGGCTGAATTCATGGGCACGTTCGGCATGCCCAATCTCAGCAAATTAAAGATCCTGATTAACTTGCAGGAGTATCGCGAACACGCCACCATCACTGTGAATCGCCAAGACCGTAATGGTGTGGACTCGCCGGTAGGCATGCATTTTGAGAACAAAGTAGGAGACTTCAAGAACGACTATCGATTCATGGTCGCAGAAGTGGTCAGCGAAAAACTCAAACAGTTTAAGATGAAACCAGTGACCTGGCATGTGGAATTCGAGCCCACAGTGGCCGCTATCCAGCGTCTCAAGATGCAGGCACAGGCCAATGCCGAAGAAACTTCATTCATGGCCAAAACCGAAGGCACTGATCTCAAGTTTTTCTTTGGTGATCACTCCACACACGCAGGCAACTTCGTGTTCCAACCTGCGGTCAGCGGCAAACTCACCCGTCCATGGTTATGGCCAGTCCAGCAGTTCATCGCTATCATGAATCTCACTGGTGACAAGACTGTGCGTTTCAGCGACGATGGTATTGCCAAGATCACTGTGAACTCAGGCATCGCCACTTACGATTACATGTTACCGGCCTTGAGCAAGTGATCAGAAATGTAGTCCGTTACCAGCCTCCTGATATCTGGGGAGTGTTGTGTATAGACATCTGGCAAGATGCTCGCACCGACGAGTTTTACCAAACGTTCCTCCAGAGATTGTCTAAATATCCAGTGGGTGCTGTGGTTAACTGCACCTTGGATCTGGTGATTGACTATGCGGATGTGAGCGTGTATAATACACTTGATAGATACCACTGGCGATCAACAGATACCCAAGAACAAATACGCAACATGATGCTACTAGATCTCGTCAAAGCCAGTGGGCAAAACAGGACCAGTCGCTTGATACATGATGCTTTGTTTGACCAAAACACTGTGCATATCAGCCAAAAGCAAACATTTAACTATCATGTGGATCGGTTCTTTCCTGACATAAAGGATTGGATCGTGCTTGGCAGTGCCTGGGGCAAGTGTTTACACTACGGACCATTGGGTATAGATAAATTGGTAGATCTACCAAATTGGAGATTCCATATCTTTCCTCAATGGAGTATACAGACAGAAACTCAGCAGGCACCGGATCTGCAACAGATACACGACGATTATTTTGTATGGGCACCCATCGAAGATGATGGGTATAGACTGATAACAAGAGCACAAAATCACAAATGGATAGAGACGACTTAACATCTAAACAGCAAGACTATGCTGTGTTCCTCCCGGCCATCTCCAGTTTCTACGCTGGATACATCGGTCGCGAACGCCATGGTGTAGGACTGGATGCAGGTCGGTTGCCCTCGGCCATTGGTGACATGGAAGCCATGAATTGGCTCAATCCTGCCAAGGCCTTGTTTCCCTATCGTTGGAGCCTGTATTCAGCAGGACATGCCAACTTGGACTTAAACAAGTTTGATGCCAAGGCCGGGCGCTGGGCAGATCCCACAGATAAAAAGTCAGAGCAACAACGAGAAAAAGTTCTTAAATGGCAGATGGGCATAGCCACATACGGAATGACCATGGACATACCCACATGGACATTCCGAGACCCCAAGGCTGCTGAAGCATCGGGTATTCACAGTTATGATGATGCTGTCACAGCCACACAATACAACAACGAATTCTGGATCGCTAATCGCTACGGCGATACCCGGATCTTGAACGTGCTCCAAGGCGGTAACCATGCCGAGGCCGATCATTGGTATGATCTCATGAAACACTATTCTGATCCCAAGCGTTATCCAGATCGGCATTTCAATGGATGGGGCATGGGTGGCCAGAACATGTGTGACGTGCATCTCATACTCCGCCGCTTGATACATCTCATACATGATGGACTGTTAGAAAAAGGTGTGCATGACTGGATGCACTTCTTGGGCACTTCAAAGTTGGAATATGCCTGTCTGCTCACAGACGTCCAACGTGCCATAAGAAAATATCACAATGCCAATTTCACCATAAGTTTTGACTGTGCCAGCCCGTTCCTGGCCACTGCCAATGGACAGATATACACACAGCTCAGGACTGAAAACAGAGGCAAGTGGAGTTACATGATGAGCCCCACAGCAGACGATAAAAAATATGCCACGGACACTCGTGCATTCCGAGATGCTGTGCTACAGGACCGGATACATGACACATTTGAAGATAGCCCTATATCTGCCCGTATGAAGATCCAGGATGTGTGCATCTATAAACCCGGCGATTTGAACAAAATTGGCAAAGAAGGTCGCACATCGTGGGACTCTTTCTCTTACGCACTAATGATGGGTCACAATGTGTGGCATCATATCCGGGCGGTACAAGAAGCCAATCGGAGATATGATGCAGGAGAAGTTCCCGGAATGCTTGTGCGAGAAACCTTTGATCGTGTATACTTTAGAGACTTAGTAGATACCATTTTCCAACAACGTGATCGCAATCGTAGTTTGACTATCATAGATGAAAACTCTAAATTCTGGGACCAGATCATCGGCACACGAGGGTTCACGGGTAAACGCACTACCAATGCGCATACTCAATTCAACGCTTTCTTTGATGTGGAAGATGATGACAGTTCCGAAGAAGAATTTGATCAATCCAAACTAGACGCCCTGGAGAACCTAAATGTATGAGAATCGCATCAAGCACCTAGAGCATGTCCACGAAATGCTGGACAAAAAAATTGATGTCATGGAACGGACCGGTGTGTTCGAAGACAACAACATACACGATCTCAAAAAACAACGATTGCAGGTCAGAGACCAGTTGGCCGAATTGCGCAGGAAACAGCATGAACATGATCAAGAAGTTGACCAAGGAGATGATTGATGGATAGGCCCGGACACAACAACGCAGAATTCTTTTTCGGCCGAGAAGTGGAACATACTCCGGCCTTGGACCAGCACACGCTGTTCGTGATAGGTTATCAGTCAGTGGAATCCATAGAACAGGCCTTGGCCCAATCCACACAGGATACCCAGCACATCTTTTTTGGGGCCAATGATTCATATCGTCCCAAGACCAATCCTGACTATGTTGGTTGGGAAAATGTCATACAAACTTTCCTGGGTCGTGGATATTGGTGTAGCCTGGATATACCTTTCCAGTATGTGGAAGAATTCCACGAGGGTGGGCTGTGTGAGCATGATAGATTCATCCCCATCATCAAGATTCCCATTCCTTATATAAAATTGTGGAACTACAACACTTGTATCAAGATCGATGACAAGGATTTTGCGGCTACCAATCCTGGAGTATGGGTCCATAATCTACATGATGTGCTAGATAGAGAAAAATTCACTGATTGGTCTAAATACGATAAAGATCTTGTAGTATCATGAGTTGGATTTTTATGATGTTTATGCACGGCTATATAATAGAAGTGGACAGTTTTATCTCCAGGCAGGCATGTGTAGATAAAATGAAACAATACAATAGAGCCGCCGAACAGAGTGGCAGTATTTTCCTAGTATGGTGCGAATCAAGGCCTCGTGCTTGAGACCTTTTATGTGGGGAGAAATTTTTGAAATACTGGACCGAACTTTCAGAAAGCGATCGCGCTCATGTTGCGTGGACTCTGAGTTTGGTATTGGCTGCCACTGTGCTGGTGCTTTATGCCATAGCCGCCAGTCGTGGACAGGATGTGGATTATTTCAAGACTCGCTTGGGACTCATGGAACAGCGTTTGAACTACATGGATCAAAAGATAGACAAAGTAGCACAGGGGCAACACGATCAAAAAGAACATCTCAATGAGATCCGTAGGATGCATGAAGCACAACAGCGGCAACTCGAAGACCAGCAAAAATGGCTGGATTTTTATAAAACCTTACCACAACTACCCAAACCACCTACCAAGAGGTAATCATGGCTCGACTTTATAGAATCACTCCATTGCAAAAAAAATCAGTGGAATATTTCGTGGATGTTTATGAAAAACTTCCAGACGGAAGGATCAGAGGGTTTGATGTAACCGAAACTTGGCGATGGGGGCAGGCTTTCAGAGAAGAAGATGAACCAGTATATGAAAGCGAAGGCACTGTATTTTGTCGTCCTGAAGTTGGGTGGGGTTGCGAACTGGATGATTTGGTAGCCGTGCATGTGAATTATGGTTGCTGGGACATGGATGGCAATGTCTATGATGATGGATTCACAGAAGAAGAAAAAGCCCAAATAGAAGCACTGTTGCGATGGGAAACCGAAGATGAAGATGGTCGTTGCGGAACCGGGTGGATCTATGACGGTGATCATAATTGGGAAATCGAAGACGAGCACGTGGCCATATTGGAACCATACAAGGTTGACCTAGTGGATGAAGATGCTTATAATGAAGTAATAGAAGAGAATGTCGCACTTGAAAAATTAACCCCATCAAATGGTTGGCCATTTCCAACTGAGGAATCTAAATAATGAATGTGAAAGAACTAGCAGAACAAGCGATCTATCGGGCTCAACACTTGCAAGAGTTTGAGGTATTGCGCGATGAAAACGACATGATGCTCAACGGAACCATACGCTATGACATTCGGCACAGGCCTGGCACACCATATCGTATCACAGTGCCTGCAATGACACAGGCCGAAGCCGAAGTTCGTGTGGACGAGTGGATTGAAGAAATGAGGAATGTAGAATGATTGTCAGCGAAAGAGAAACCATTGAACGTATCCGTGAAGCCGCTGATCGCAAAATCTGGGTCACATTCCAGAAAGAAGGTATCCATAAATACCCAGCGGCGCTGACAGATCCTATGTTGGCCACAGGAGATGAGTATGATGTTTCGTTCCTTGGTTATCCTCACCGTCACATCTTTCATTTCAGGGTGTGGATCGATGTGTTCCACAATGACAGGGACATCGAGTTCATCCAATTCAAGCGGTGGCTCTTGTCGTTGTATTCCAGTGCCCAGCCAGCCGATGTCTTGCGTGATCGGACCGTTCACAATAATCAAAATTCAGTATTGAGCCTGGATTACAAGTCTTGCGAGATGATCGCAGACGATCTGTATCTGCAAATAGCAGGCCGTTATCCTGGCCGTGCTGTGTGGATTGAAGTGGCCGAAGATGGTGAGAACGGCTGCCTCATCAAGTATAATACTCACCGTCCCTATCAATCAATCACAATCTAAGAGGAATCAACATGGGCAAGCCCACGTTCAAACCCAATCCCCGTAGCCGCCAGGTATGGGAAGACCTAGACCGTTATCTTGAATTCTGTTGCGATTATGGCTACAAGTTCAACGAAGCGGATCTATACAATAACCGCGTGTATGCTTTCCAGCAGTTCCGCAAACTGGAAGCCGGCAAGGAGCCCCGAGACATGTGGGCACAAGATGCCAATCGGAGACCACGCTGATGCGTAAGATATTCTACATGGGGTTGGAAAGTTACGAAGCCCGCTACACTCTACAACTCACGGAATGGAACAAACGTGTGTTTGACCGCCGCGGCCTTGACGTTGTATATGTGCCTGGCTCCACCATTGATGATACCAAATCAATTTCTGTTGGACAGGTGCTAGATGCTCACGGTCGCAGTTATTTTTCAATGAGCCAGATGATGAATCTGGTGCAGATGATGCGTAACGGTGACGTCACTGATCAAGATGTGATCT